CAAGAGTTAGACTTATAAAAGTAAGTTTTAACGTTTCTGTGACAGCACCAGTTGATGCAATTAGAATGCAATGGGATGCGGACACAGATGTAGTATTTCAAACTTTAGCAGGCGAAATGGAGTATGACTATTCATCTTTTGGTGGATTGCAAAATACCGATGCAACTGGAGTAACGGGTGATGTAAACGTAGTTTTACCAGCTTGTACGGACGGAGATTCAGGCACCATTGTTTGTGAATGGTTAAAAATATATTAGGGGATTAAATGGCGAACACTACCTCTGGAACAACAACGTTCGATAAAACTTTTTCTATTGATGAAATAATAGAAGAATCTTTTGAACGTATTGGATTAAATTCTGTGGCTGGCTATCAAATGAAGTCAGCCCGAAGATCTCTTAATGTTCTTTTTCAAGAGTGGGGAAACAGAGGTATTCACTATTGGGAAATAGATGAACTTGATTTAGATTTAATAGAAGGCCAAGCTGAGTATGATTTTTTTAGAGCTAGCGGTGATGGCACAAGTGCTACTTCAACACCAAATGGTGTATATGGAATATCCGATGTTCTTGAAGCACAATTAAGATCAAATAGAACTCAAACAACACAATCTGATTCACCCATGACAAAGGTAGATAGATCTACTTATGCAGGTTTTTCAAACAAATTATCTAAAGGTACACCTAATCAATATTGGGTAGAAAGATTTATTGATAAAGTTAGAGTGCATGTTTATCCAACACCTGACTCTACAAATGCATCTAAAGATATGCATTTCTATTACATAAAAAGAATACAAGATATTGGTGATTATACAAATGCAACAGATGTTCCATTTAGATTTGTTCCTTGTATGGTATCAGGATTAGCATTTTATCTAGCTCAAAAATATCAACCACAGTTAGTTCAACAAATGAAACTGTATTATGAAGATGAACTAGCTAGAGCATTAGCGGAGGATGGATCAGCTTCTAGTACATATATTACACCTAAAGCTTATTATCCAGGAACATAATGGCAAAGTACGCAACAGGTAAACATTCAAAGGCAATATCAGATAGATCTGGTGTGGAGTTTCCATATAGAGAAATGGTTAGAGAATGGAATGGAGCATTTGTACATGTATCTGAGTTTGAACCAAAGCAACCACAACTAGAACCAAAACCAATTTCTGCAGATGGTATTGCATTACGAAATGTTAGAAGCGATAGAACAGAAAATGCTGTTCCTTATTCTTTACCTGATAATCCTTTTGAAACTCTTTCATCAGGTTCAGGAATTATAAACGTAACAGCACCTGGTCATGGTTTAACAAATGGTACAACATATAGATTTAGAGGTCCATCAGCATTAGTCACTGGTGGTGGAGGAACATTTCAATACAACAATCCAGCAGATTTTGATGGTATATTAGGTTCTAATGTAGCTAAAGCCGCTGGATATGCAATAACAACAGGTATATACAGAGACGGTGCAAGAGTTAGCACAGATTATGCTGTTGCTAATTTTTTCTTTTTTACAGTTGATACAAATACTGCTACAATTGGTGGAGTAAAAGGAGGAGGGATTGGTTGTTCAGTAGGACCAGTCACACTAAGCGCATGATTAAAAAAATTAAAAATTTTATTTGTAAATTATTAGGTATTAAACAATGTGCATGTTCAGAGGATATGGATCCACATGAAGAATTAATGTTACATGTGCCAGAACCAGAAATACCTTTATATAATCATAAATTAGAAAAAATAAATAAAAAACATAAAAAGGATTCTAAATAATGGCTGGATTAAGTTATAGTGGATTAGTTACACAGATTAGAAATTACACAGAAACAGATTCAAATGTTTTAACAACTGATATATTAGAGAATATAATCTTAAACGCACAATATAGAATAATGAGAGATGTTCCTATTGATGCAGATAGAGTGCAACAGATAGGTAATTTAGTTGTAGGTCAAGAAACTATTAATGCACCGGGTGGTGCTTTATTTATTAGAGGTATACAAGTATATGATTCAACGTCAGCGACAACTGGTGCAAACGTTTGGTTAGAAAAAAAAGATGTAACATATTTACAAGAATATATACCATCTACGGAATCAGCAAAAAGGGGACAACCTAAATACTATGGAATGTTTGGAGGAGCAACAGGAGATGGAGATACTAATTCTGGACGTATTTTTGTAGCCCCTGTTCCTGATGCAACATACAAATTTAGAGTTCATTTTAATAAAATGCCAACTACTTTAGCTTCAGATAACACTACTAATTATATCAGTCTTAACTTTCCAAATGGTCTTTTATATTGTTGTCTGTCTGAAACTTATGGATTTTTAAAAGGTCCGATAGACATGTTGACTTTATACGAAAATAAATATAAACAAGAGGTACAGAAGTTTGCTAATGAGCAAGTCGGTAGAAGACGAAGAGATGACTACACAGACGGAGCAGTTAGAATACCGGTTACCTCAGCAAACCCATAGGAGATAGGACATGGCAATAACATCGGCAATTTGTACAAGTTTTAAACAAGAAATTTTAGTTGGAACACACAACTTTACAGCTACGAGTGGAAACACTTTTAAAATAGCTTTATTTACAAGTGATGCATCTTTAGGTGCAGGCACAACAGCTTATTCAACATCAAATGAAATTACAAACTCATCTGGAACTGCATACACTGCAGGTGGAGCAACTCTTACAAGTGTTACGCCAACAACTTCTGGAACAACAGCATTTTGTGATTTTTCAGATGTTAGTTATACTTCTGCATCTTTTACTGCAAATGGTGCTTTAATTTACAACGACACACAATCTGACAAAGCTGTTGCTGTTATCGCTTTTGGTGGTGACAAAACAGTATCAAGTGGAACATTTACTATTCAATTTCCAACAGCAGACGCATCTAACGCGATTATTCGTATAGCATAGGAGGGTCCATTCAGTGCCCGATGTTACTTCAGGATGGGGCAGACTTACTTGGGATCAATCTCAATGGGGCGGCTCTACACTTTTAACAACAGGATGGGGTGCTGAAGATTGGAATAATGGTTCTTGGGGTCAGATAAATGACGAAATAGTTTTTCCAACAGGTGTATCTGCAACAACATCTTTAGGAGATCTAGTAGCATATGCAGCTCAAGGTTGGGGTAGAGATTTTTGGGGAGAGGAGCCTTGGGGTGAAAGTTTTGATCCTGTAATTACACCTACAGGTTTTGAGTTAACAGCATCTTTAGGACAAACAGAAGAATCTAATCAAACAGGTTGGGGAAGATTATCTTGGGGCACAGCTGACTGGAATGAAGGTAGAGATGAAACTGTATCTCTTTCTGGTGTGGAATCAACTGCTACTATAGGAAGTATAACTCCAGTATTTACATATTTATTAGAAGTAGGTCCTGCTTTCAAAATGACAGGACAAGTTGGAAGTCTTGGTATTGGTTTAGGTGTTAATATTTCAGGTGTAGAATCTACTTTTGCAACACCTACTTTATCATATTCAGGAACTTTAGTTGGTTGGGGTAGAGATGCTTGGAATGATAATTCTTGGGGTGAATCTCCAAATCAAGTTATAGGTTTAGTTGGTAATGCTGCAACTGCAAGTGTTGGATCAATATCTCCAGCAGATGTTGTCGGTATATCCGGTGTAGAAGCAACCTCAAATGTTGGTAGTGTAAATTTTGTAATTAGTCCAACAGCTTCTTTAACTGGATTAAACGCTACTGTAAGTCAAGGTACTTTAGGTTTAGAATTTGGTCCAGCAGCTATTAGTGGTGTGGCTGCAACAACAAATGTTGGAACTTTAGGTTTAGAATTTGGACCTGCAGAAATAACAGGTATTGAAGCAACAACAAGTATTGGAACTTTAGAGGTTGGACCTATTTCTTTAGTAGATTTAACAGGTGTTTCGGCAACATCTTCTGTTGGATCTTTATCACCAGCAGATGTTGTTGGTTTAACAGGAGTATCTGCAACTTTAGCGGTGGGTTCTATAACACCAGCAGATGTTGTTGGTTTAAGTTTAGATGCGATTACTGCTTTACAAGGAGAGGGCGGAGTTCAAGCTTTTGCAAATATAAACACAGGGTCAAACGGCTCTTTTAGCAATATTGACACTGGTTCAAATACATCATATAGTAACACAACAACAGGGTCTGATTCGTCCTATTCTAATCAATCAACAGGATCAAATAGTTCGTATTCAAATGTTGCAAGTGGATCAAATACAAGCTATAGTGACGTCGCATAGGAGATAAAATATGGCATCAACATATACGGGACTAGGAGTAGAACTTCAAGCAACTGGTGAAAACGCCGGAACATGGGGAACTAAAACTAATACAAATTTACAACTTATAGAACAAATTTCAGGTGGCTTTACTCAGCAATCAATTGCTGGTAGTGCACAAACAACAACTTTATCTGTTTCTGATGGATCAACTGGTGCAGTTCTTGCACATAGAATGATAGAATTTACTGGAACTATTACAGGAAATCAAATCGTAACAATACCTTTAGATGTTCAAACTTTTTATATTTTAAGAAATTCAACATCAGGTGCGTACACAGTACAATTTAAATATGTATCTGGATCTGGAGATTCATTTACTTTTTCCACAACAGATAAGGGAGATCAATTAATATTTGCATCAGCTAATGATGGAACTAATCCTGATATTATTACTTTAGCTTTTGGTGACGGAGACGTTACAACAACTGGAACACAAACTTTAACAAACAAAACTTTAACTTCACCTAAAATTGGTACTTCAATTTTAGATACTAACGGAAATCAATTAGCCTTACTTACAGCTACTAGTTCTGCGGTAAATGAATTTACAATCGCTAACGCTGCAACAGGAAATGATCCAACATTATCAGCAACGGGTGATGATTCAAACATTGACATAGCTATTAAGCCAAAAGGAACTGGAGAAACAGTTGTTGGAACAGGAGCAGCGAATGCTACTGTTACATCTAGTGGGGCACACGATTTAATATTAGATACTAATTCTGGAACAAACTCTGGAACAATTACAATTACAGATGCAGCTAATGGAGATATAACTATTGCTCCTAACGGAACTGGAGTTGCTAAAGCAGTTGATGGTGGAGATAATACTGCTGCAATTAAAATTGCAGGTAAAGAAACTATTTGGGTGCCAGCAGTTGCTATGTATCCAAACACTACAAACGGTTGTGCTGCACTTGCACAAACAGAATTATCAAATGGACCAGAAATTAAAACTTTAGATTTTGACAAAGACTCAGACGAATTTGCACAGTTTGCTGTTGCTTTTCCTAAATCATGGAATGAAAGCACAGTAACTTTTCAAGCATTTTTTACAGCAAATTCAACAAACACTGGAACTACAGCATGGGCTTTACAAGGGGTGGCATTAGCAGATAATGGAGATTTAAACACTGCATTTGGTACTGCAGTTTTACCTACAGCTAAAGCAATGAGTGGTACAGCAAACGATTTAGCAGTAACAGCAGAAAGTGGAGCAGTCACAATAGCAGGCTCACCTAGTACAGATGAGTATGTATTTTTTCAAATATCTAGAGACGTATCTGCAGATAGTTTATCAGCTGATGCAAAACTATTAGGTATTAAACTATTCTTTACTACTGATGCTGCTAACGACGCGTAATAAGAGCACATTATGAAGGATGATAAATTAAATTTTTTTCCTCAAACAGGAAAGGGTTCTAATAAAAAAACATTAATTAGAGCACAAAAACATAAATCTTTTGGTTATCAAATATTAGGTTTTGGTGGAGGCAGTATTCCTCTAACAATAGAATATATAGTTGTCGCTGGAGGCGGCGGCGGAGGCGGCATCTGCGGAGGCGGCGGCGGAGCAGGTGGATACCGTACTGGGATTATAACTCCTAGTGTTGGCACTACTTATAATGTCACTATTGGTGCTGGTTCTTCTGGAAATGGAGGTCACGGTAATGCTGTTCAAGCAAGTAATTCTGTTTTTGGTTCTATAACTTCTACTGGAGGTGGAGGTGGTGCGGCAGAGGGTACTAACGGAGTTGATGGCGGTTCTGGAGGTGGAGCTGGTCAAAATGTTGACTCAGATGCTGGACAAGGCGGAAGCGGAGTTTCTGGACAAGGTAATGACGGTGGCGACACTGCAACACTAAGCGTAGGTGGAGGCGGTGGAGGTTCTTCACAAGCTGGACAAAATGGATCTACTGGCTCTGGTGGAAATGGCGGTAACGGAACTGCTGATACAATAACTGGTTCATCTGTAACAAGAGCTGGTGGCGGTGGCGGAGGTGCTGACCAAAACGGTAACGGAAATGGTTCTGCTGGTTCTGGCGGTGCTACTGCTGGAGCTACTGGTACTGGAAGCGCAAGTAATGCTACGGCTAATACTGGAAGCGGAGCTGGTGGCGGTGGTCATAACACTGGAACTGTTCCGTTTGGAGGAAACGGCGGAAGCGGTATTGTACTTTTAAAAATACCTACTTCACAATACTCAGGCTCAACAAGTGGCTCACCAAATGTAGCTGACGTTGGTTCTCACAAAGTATTGACTTTCACAGGAAACGGAAGCTATACCGCATAACAAACAATAAGGAGAAAATAAAACTATGGCACATTTTGCTAAAATAAACCTTAACAACGAAGTTACTCAAGTAAATGTTGTTAAAAATGAAATTATTACCGATAAAGATGGTAATGAGGTAGAACAATTAGGTGTTGATTTTCTTGAAGCATTAACTGGTGATTCTAACTGGGTACAATGTTCTTATAATAAAAATTTTAGAAAAAATTTTCCAAGTAAAGGTTATATTTGGGATAGTTCTAACAATATGTTTTTTCCACCTCAACCGTATCCATCTTGGACTAAAAATTTAGAAACCGCACAATGGGAAGCTCCAGTTCCAAAACCAAATGAAGATATGACAGATAATAGGTGGAATGAGGAAAATCAAATTTGGGAATAATAACAAATGTTATTAAATCCTTTTTCTGTTGGTATTCAAGAAACTTATATAAAAAACGATGAGTTAGATAATCTACTTTTATTATTTTATATTGACCAAAGAAAAAATTCTAAAGGTCGTATAGCAACTAATAGGGGTGGGTGGCAGTCTAACGATGTTGATTTAAAAAATTCTACCATACAAAAATTTATTTATGCTTGTATGGGCCATATTCAAGAGTATGTAAGTAATTTTAATTTTGCAAAAAATTACGACATTAATGTAACTAATCTTTGGTTTAATTGTAATAAAAATAAAGATTATAATAAAATGCACAATCATGCTGGTTGTGATTTTTCAGCTTGTTATTATTTAAAAGTTCCTAAAAATAGTGGAAACTTTGTTTTAGAAAATCCTAATCCAGCATTTACTAGCTCAAGTTTATATAGAAACAGTATGTCTCATTATAACGAATACAATAGTGGTTCATATAATATAGAAGCAAAAGAAAATAAATTAATTGTATTTCCATCTTATGTTTATCATTCAGTAGAACCAAATATGACAGATGAAGATAGAATATCTATTGCTTTTAATATGTGTGTTACTTTTGTATGAAAATAATTAAAAATTATTTAGATAAAAATACTTTTAATAATATTAATAATATAATTACTCAATCAAATTTTCCTTGGTATTTTACATCTTACATTTCTTATCCTAATGATAATGCTGGATTTATGTTTAATCATATTTTTTATAATGAAAATGGAATAACAAGTAATTATTTCAATGATATTATTTTTCCATTATTAACAAAAATTAAGTTTAATAGATTATTAAGAGCCAAAGCTAATTTATACACTCAAAATTTAAATAATATAAAACATAATTTTCATATTGATGACAGTAATAATAAACATCAAGTAGCATTATATTCTTTAAATACTAATGATGGATATACAGAATTTGAAGACGGTAAGATTTTTAAATCTATAGCAAATTCAATATGTTTATTTGATGGCAATTTAAAACATAGAAGTATTACTCAAACAGACAAACAAATACGATTAAATATCAATATAAATTACCAGTAATTTTTAAAAGATGACAGTTAATTAAAAACCTTATATATTAAATAGTTATGCTACAAAAAATAGGATTTCAGCCCGGTATTAACAAACAAATTACACCTACAGGTGCCGAAGGGCAGTGGGTAGATTGTGATAATGTTAGATTTAGATATGGATCACCAGAAAAAATAGGTGGTTGGAATCAGCTAGGCACACTAAACGAAAATGAGTTGACAGGTGCAGGCCGTGGACTTCATCACTATGTCAATAGTTTGGGTAGAAGATACGCTATTATAGGCACAAACAGAATTTTATATGCATACTCTGGAGGTGTGTTTTATGATATACACCCAATTAAAACTACAACAACGCTTACAAGTGCATTCACCACGACTAACGGATCAGCAACTGTTACAATAACTTTTTCAACAGGTCATGGTATTAATCCTCAAGATATTATTTTATTAGATAACTTTACTACAATTACAGGATCTAACTTTGGAGCTAGTGATTTTGATAATAAAAAATTTATGGTAACATCTGTGCCAACAACTACAACTATTACAATTACAATGCCGTCAAATGAAAGTGGATCTGGTGCAACTACATCTGGTGGTATTAGAGTTCAACATTACTACACTGTGGGTTCAGCTGTTCAACAAAAAGGTTTTGGTTGGGGTCTTGGATCTTGGGGCGGAGAAGATGGTTCTGCAATTACAACAACATTAAACGGAGCTCTTGGAGATAATGCTTTTGGAACAGGAGGATCAGGAACAAGTATTACACTTACAAGCACTACTAACTTTCCAGATTCTGGAACTAATTTTATTTTAGTAGGCACAGAAGAAATATCTTATACCGGTGTTTCAGGAAATAATTTAACAGGAATTACTAGAGCTGTTAGAGGAACAACTAGAGCAGCGCACAGCGATGGAGCTACAGTAACTAATTCAAGTGATTATGTTGCATGGGGTGAAGCAGCATCAGGTGACTTAGTATTAGAACCTGGTATGTGGTCACTAGATAATTTTGGTGACAAAGCAATTTGTTTAATACACGACAGTGCTGTATTTGAATGGGACTCTAGTTTATCAAATGCAACAGACACTAGAGCAACAAT